CTCAAATTGCTGGGTCACAAGTGTTCGAAAAGAAAAAGAAACGTGTGAATGAAACCGAAACTGCTTGACGCATACATGAAAACTGCGGAGACATTCGCTGAATGTTCTACCGCAAAAAGACTTCATGTTGGTGCTATCGTAGTTAAAGAAGATAGGATTATTTCTATTGGTTATAATGGCATGCCTTCAGGTTGGGATAACAATTGTGAGTATAAAGACTATATGAGTGATGCCGGCGGATGGTTAAGTCCCGAAGAGATTTACGAACAATGGCCATTTGAAGAAGAGGATATTGACCCTGATTTAGGATATGCTAGGAGATATGCCTTAAAAACTAAACCAGAGGTGCTTCATGCGGAAACAAATTGTATTGCGAAACTTGCTAAGTCTAACGAATCTGGTATGGGGGCTACTATGTTTATTACCCATGCTCCATGTTTGGAGTGTGCCAAACTTGTATACCAAAGTGGTATTAGTAGTGTTCTATATCGTAACACTTATAGGGATATTGCTGGTGTCGTATTTCTCAAAAATTCAGGTATTGAGGTGAAACAAGTATGAGCAAGATATATACTACAAAGGTCGTTGAAATATGCGACAACGGTGATGCTATTGTCGAACTGCCAGATGAATTGGTAACACAATTAGGATGGGAGATTGGTGATACTCTAGATTATAAGTTGAAAGATGGAAAAGTATTCATAAAAAATCTAACAAAGGACAAAAGAGATGGTCGAACTAAATCTGGAAAAACTAAAAAAGTGCGTACCAAATAACAAAGACCATGCAGGTCTGATGAACGCATTTAATAAAGTGTTTGAGAAATATGAAATAAACACTAAAGAAAGAGTTGCTGGTTTTCTAGCACAATGTGGACATGAATCTTTAGACTTCACTGTTCTAAAAGAGAATTTGAATTATGGTGCTAAAGGTCTTCGTGGAACATTTGGTAAGTATTTTCCTGATGATGCGACTGCCGCAAAATATGAACGCAAGCCAGAGATGATTGCTAATCGTGTTTATGCATCTCGTATGGGTAATGGTAATGAGGCATCTGGTGATGGTTATAAGTTTCGTGGTCGTGGTGCAATTCAATTGACTGGATGTAGCAACTACACTGCATTTGCAAAAGATGTTGGTAAGACTATTGATGAGACTATCGTATATCTTGAAACACTAGAAGGTGCAATTGAATCTGCATGTTGGTTCTGGAAGAAGAATGGATTAAATGAGATTGCAGATAAGAAAGATATTACCTTGATGACTAAACGAATCAATGGTGGTACTATTGGTCTCGAAGACCGTAAAAAACATTGGGAAAAGAATCTACAGGTACTATAATATGACTAACATGCCACTAGATGTTCATGCATTTCAACTTGCATGTGAACAACATTCTTCAGAAGAAAATGCTGAACTTTATGCAAAATTAATTGAAGAAGAGTTTAATGAGTTTAAGGAAGCACTTCTTGATAAAGATAATGTTGAACAACTAGATGCATGTGTAGATATGATTTGGGTCATCCTAGGATACTGCCACATGAAAAAATTCAAAGTGTCATTGGCTTGGGATGAAGTTGCCAAATCTAATTTTGCCAAAGTTGATAAAGAAACAGGTAAAGTGAATCGCCGTGCAGACGGTAAAATCTTGAAGCCAGAAGGATGGAAACCTCCTGACTTGAAGGAATATGTTAGGTAATAATCTAACATAGCTATTGCATTCTAACATGAACTATGTTATAATGTTTTTTTGATGTTAATGATATGAAAGAGAATATGAATATTTTTGAAATTGCTAAGAAAATTGCAATCGAAAAGAAACTTCCTCGTGCAGACCGGTACGATTTGGTTCTTCGTGACTTCGACAATATGGTCGAGTTGATTGGTCGAGTTCCTGACCCAACAGTGAACATGAATGATTTCTCTGGTAGAGAAATGCTCGTACCCAAGCGTTGGGTAACCTTAGCCGTGCTTGATGCAGGTACGAAAGTGAGTCTTGCATGAGCATCAAGTTACTCACATTCAAAACAAATCACACCATCTTAGGTGATGTTGATGTTAGTAATGAAACAATCAAAATCAAACAACCAGTTCAAGTTGTTGTGATTCCACCAAAGAGTGCCCAAGACCAAGGCGGCATGGCTTTCTCTCCTTTCTTAGACTACTGTGCTGAATTCAAAACAGGAATCTCGTTTCACCGTAACGACATTCTTGCCATTACAACACCAGTGGTTGAACTTGAGAATCAATACAATTCTGTGTTTGGTAGCGGTATTCAAATTGCCACATCTATCCCTAAATAATGATACAATAACTGAATGAGTAAATTCTACACCAGCGTAAACTGTGTAGGTAACAACATTCTCTATCGTGGCGTAGAGAACGGTCGGCGTATAAAAGAGAAAGTTCCTTATACGCCGACTTTGTTTTTACCTGCTAAAAAACAAACAAAATTCAAAACCCTCAAAGGCGACTATCTTGAACCGATGAAGTTTGAGAGTATTCGTGATGCCCGTGACTTTGTGAAAAGATATGAAGGTGTTGAGAACTTTGAAATCTATGGTAACAATCGTTACGAATATGTTTACATTTCAGATGAACATCCAGAAGAAACTATTGATTGGAATGTTCAAGATGTTTGTGTAGCCTATCTTGATATTGAGGTTGGTTCTGAGAATGGTTTTCCTGAACCATCACTGGCATCTGAACCTGTAACTGCAATTACAGTTAAACTTTCTACAGATTCAAAATTTCATGTGTTCGCATGTGGTGACTTCAAACCACATCGTGATGATATCATCTATACACAATGTAAAGATGAATTATCTTTGCTTGCAAGATTTTTAGAATTCTGGCAGAAACATTATCCTGATGCATTGACTGGTTGGAATGTCAAAGGCTTCGATGTACCATATCTACACAATCGAATCTCAAGACTTTTTGATGATAAAGAAGTGAGAAAACTTTCTCCTTGGGGCATAATAAGTGTTCGTGAAGAAACATTTTATGGTAAGACAACTAAAATTTATGACTTGGTTGGTCTACCAACACTAGACTATTTACAGTTGTTTCGTAAGTATGCACCAAATTCTTCACAAGAATCATATCGTTTAGACCACATTGCACAAGTTGAAAAAGTCGGTCAAAAGATTTCATACGATGAATATGATAGCTTGCAAGCATTGTATCGTGAGAACTTTCAGTTGTTCATTGAGTACAACATTCGAGATGTAGAACTTGTAGAAAAACTAAATGCCAAAGGTCGTTTGATTGACATGGCATTGACTTTGGCTTACGACAACAAAGTGAATTATGATGATGTGTTTACGCAAGTTCGTATGTGGGATGCAATCACATTCAATCACCTTCGTTCAAAGAACATTATTGTTCCACCAAAGAGAACTACTGCTAAAGACACTGCCTATGAAGGCGCATATGTTAAAGACCCACAAGTAGGTAAGCATGATTTTGTTGCATCATTTGACTTGAACAGTTTGTATCCGCATTTGATTATGCAATACAATATCTCGCCAGAGACATTGGTTGAACCTCGTGATTATACACCAGAGATGCGTGAAATCATTGCCCAAGGTGTTACAGTTGATAAACTCTTGACATGTCAAATTGACACATCAAGATTGAAAAATGTAACTCTGACTCCAAACGGACAATTCTTTCGTACAGATATCAAAGGCTTTCTTCCAGACATTATGGAAAGAATGTATGATGGTCGTGTAGTCTATAAGAAGAGCATGATTGAGGCACAGCAGAAGTATGAAGTTGAAACGAATCTTGTAACGAAAAGAGAATTGAGTAATCACATTTCAAGATACAAGAATCTTCAGTTGGCTAAGAAAGTTGGTCTGAATTCTGCTTATGGTGCTTTGGGTAGTCAATACTTTAGATTCTTTGATGTGAGACAAGCAGAAGGTATTACCTTAGCGGGTCAACTAAGTATTAGATGGATTGAAAATCACATCAATCAATATATGAACAACCTATTGAAGACAAATGAAGTTGATTATGTTCTCGCCTCAGACACAGATTCGATTTATCTTAATCTTGGTCCGCTTGTTGATAAGGTCTATTCAAAAACAACAGATGTTAACAATCTCATCTCCTTCATGGACCGTGTCTGTGAAGATAAACTTCAACCTTTTATTGATGAAAGTTATCAGACGCTTGCTGACTATGTTCACGCATACCAACAAAAAATGCAAATGAAGAGAGAGGTCTTGGCAGACAAAGCAATCTGGACTGCTAAGAAGAGATACATTCTTCATGTACATAATTCTGAAGGTGTTCAGTATGCAGAACCACAAATCAAGATTCAAGGTCTTGAGGCAATTAAATCATCAACACCAAGTGCATGTCGTGATAAGATTAAAGAAGCCTTGAAGATTATCATTGGTGGTACTGAAGAAGAGTTACATACTTTCATTGAGAAGTTTAGAAAAGAATTCAAGTCAGTTCCGATTGAAGACATTTCTTTTCCAAGAACAGTGAATGGCTTGAAAGAGTATGCCAATGAGAAGACAATCTTTTCAAAAGGCACACCGATTCATGTTCGTGGTGCATTGATTCACAATAACAGACTTCGTGCTGACAAGTTGACTAAGAGATATGAATTGATTCGTGAAGGTGAAAAGATTAAGTTTATTTTTCTTCGTGAACCAAATACATTTCAATCCAACATACTTTCTTTTGCAAGTCGTATGCCAAGCGAATGGAACATGACTACTGTTATCGATTATGATATGCAGTTTGAAAAATCATTCATTGAGCCTTTGAAGATTGTTCTTGACTGTATTGGTTGGAGAGCAGTCAAAGAAAGTTCTTTAGAAGACTTCTTCGGATGATACAAGTTCTATTACCATTTATTACAGCAATTGTTCTATCAGCAATCGCAGGTTACTATTCGGTAGTAGGGCTTGCTTTAATCTTTCCTGGTTCGTATTGGCCAATCATTGTGATGGGTGGTGCATTAGAGTTATCTAAGTTAGTTACTGTATCATGGTTGTATCGTAACTGGAAGACTGCACCCATCTTAATGAAATCATATTTCACAGTTGCAGTTGCCTTATTGATGTTGATTACATCGATGGGTATCTTTGGTTATCTTTCAAAAGCACACATTGAATCTACTGTATCAGTTGGTGCCAATACGGTTCAGTTGAAGACTCTCGAATCACAAGAAAAGATGACAAGAGAAAGACTTGAGTATTTGATGAAAAGAGCCGGCGACCCTGCAACAGCAAGTCGAAAAATCGATAAGCAAA